TCCGGACGGCTGATCGACCGTCTGAAAGCCCGAAATTGCCTGTTTTTCCCGTATTTTTGCCCAAAATGCGAAAAGAAACGCCTTTTATCGTGGTAGACAAAAGACGTTTCTTTTATGGTGGAGCAAGGTGGAGCTTAAACGAACACTCGGCCGCGTTATTTTCTGCCGCCTCCGGCGGGCTATCTATCGGTATTTTCACGGTGTTCTTGTCCCCCGTGAATGAGAATACGATCTTGAGATCGTCGTCGTAGACGTAGACGGCCACGAGGAAGGTATCGAAAAGGCGCGCCTGGTATTTCTTGTCGTACACGTCGCCGTCGCGGAACATCCCCAGGCCAGATATGATATCATCCCGCGACACCACCACAATGTTGGCTCGTGCAGCTGCGATCTGGGCCTCGATCCTCGACTGCTCCGCTTCCAGCTCTTGCAGCCGCTCCTTCGTGCTGGCTGTGATAATGCCCTGCTCGATGGCTGTTATGATGTTCTTGATCCCGCGTTTTGCGGCGGCGAGCTGATCTTCCAGCACCCCGATCCGGCTCTCGGCTTCCTTGCGCTCGTTGTAGGCCACGGTCTGATCGGCGATCCATTCTATGATCTCGTCCTGGAGGGCGTAGTCTTTGATGGCCTGGGCGACGCGCAGCTCTATGTCATCCCGCCGGACGTTCTTCTTGTCGCATGTCTTTTCCAGCCGCCGCTTCTGGCACACATAGTAGTAATGCAGCTCGCCGGTACGCCCGGTGCCTGAGTACCCCGTCATGGGGTTGCCACACTTTCCGCAGAACAGCTTGCCGGTCAGAAGATAGTCGCCGTTCACGCGGTGCCGGCCTCTCGGATTTTTCTTCGTCTTGATCACCTCCTGGACTTTGAAAAAGAGTTCGTCGCTGACAATTCGGGGAATGCCGCCTTCTATTCGTATATCCCCGTACAGGTAGACACCCCGGTATCGCTCGTTCGTGATGATCTTATTCAGGCTGGTGCGCTTCCAGGGCTGACCGTATGAGGTCAGAATCCCCCGGTCGTTCAGACTATTGAAGATATCGACGAAGGGCTCTCCTGCTGCCACGCGGGTGAAGATCTCCCGGATCACCGCCGCCCTGGGCTCGTCAATGGCATAGTGCAGCGTTTCATCGGCCTTGTACCCATACGGCAGGTGCCCGTTGGCCACCATGCAGTTCCGAGCATTGTCATACAGGCCCCGCTTGATGTCCTCGGCCATGTTCTCGCTGTAGAACTGGTTGACGTTCATCATGGAGCGGGCGGCGAAGCGCCCAGCGGCCGTGTCGTCGAAGTCCTCTTCGACGTAGAGGATGCGCACGCCCAGCTCCTGCAGCCTGGCCTCATTGACCAGAGCTTCCAGCATATCTCGGCCGATTCGATTTGACTTCCACGCGATCACATACTTGAAGCGTCCGGAGGCCGCGTCCTTCATCATCCGCTGGAAGTCTTTGCGCTTGTCCGTTCTTCCCGTGACGGCACGATCGTGGTAGATCTCGATGATGTGAATGCCGAACTCGCGGGCGAGCTCCTGGCATTTCTCCAGCTGCTGCTCGATGGAGATATCCTTCTGGTTGTGGCTGCTGTACCGGCCGTAGAATACGCCGGGCTCGTCGAGCTTCTGCCCGCGCTTCGGCTTCGCCGGCTGCGAGCCGGAGCTTTTCTTTTTCGGCACAGCGCCACCCCCTTCTACAGATAGTTTTCCTTAGAACGATATACAGGAACAGAGAACAGATACAGATGCAGTATCAGGTACAGATACAGAAACAGATACAGTGCGCGCCCGATCGCGCGCACCCGCACGCACGCGCGCGTGTATCGCTACGATATGGATATGGTATGAGCTTTTCGGTTCTCAAAGGCCGAGAAGCTGCTTTTTCTTTGCATCGAATTCTTCCTGCGTGAGAATGCCGTCATCCAGCAGCCCCTTCAGGCCGCGGATCTCGTCGACAACGGAAACGACGGTTTTTCCCTCCGGCACAGCCGGCGCAGCAGCTTCGGCGGGCTGGGGCGCATCACCGCCCCGGCTGACGAAGTCCCGCAGGGCTCTGGCGTTTTCCGTTTCGTCGCCGGTGAAGAAGAACGTCTTTTCAGCGCCCAGAGCAAGCCCGATCCCCATGCCGATGTTTACGCCTACCGAGGCCGCCTGCGCGGTCGTGAATATGATCTTTCCGTAGCCGATCCCGCGCGGCTCTTTCAGAGAAAAGGACTGGATGCCGGAAACGGGGATCGTTTCCTCTTCCCGCTTTCTGACGATAGCCACCGTCTGGCCGCTGGCTTTCAAGGTGAAGCCGTTGGAGCATTTTACCGTAATTGTGTTCATGAAGCGCCCTCCTACCATTTTTTGCGGGTCGATGTCAGTCGAAAGTGATAATCTCCCAAAACGAACAAAAAACCTGTGCTATCGCTATAATTGGAATACTGCCGACAGCAGAATATACTTAAGGAGCTGAAGATCATGGATGACAACAGACCGAACGAGGACATGGAGACAGTGTATGCCGCCGAGCTGTTCGCCCAGCTCTCCGAGGCGGCGCAACGGGAAATCATTGATCTGATAAAATCCCTTTTATCTGAGAGATAATGAGCGCCTGCTGCTCTGCCGTCAGCTTTCCAAACACTTCGGAAAACTCCTTGATACGCTCGCTTTCCTCCGGGGAGGCGGGCGTTTTTCTTTCCATGGGGACGTCGAAGCCCATCAGCCAGGCCTCGGACACATTCAGCGCCTTTGCGATCAGATAGGTGCGATCCTGCCGAGGCGTGAAGCTTCCGTTTACATACTGACTCATGGCGCTTTTCCCGATGCCGGTGATCCGGCACAGATCGGCCTGGGTCATATCTCGGGCAGCAAGGCCTTCCTTGATTCGCTGCGCACACGTCACCTTTTCGCTCATGGTAACACCCCCCGTTTGTCTCTTATACTATATCCTATCGGTTTAGATAAATCAACACAAAATGCGCGAGAACGCGAAAAAAGTTTGGAAAAATCTAAACTGCCCCTTGACAGTCCCCACTACATGCAGTATAGTTTAGATAAACTGGACACAAGGAGGTGACAGACGATGGCAAAAGCCGCCGCCGTGACGATGCAGTTCGACTATTCCAAGCTTCGGGGGAAGACCGCCGAAATGGGAAAGACGGATAGAGACGTTGCAACCGCTGCGAAGATGAATCCCGGTACATACAGCCAGAAGATCAACGGCAAGGGTGTGTTCTCGCAGGATCAGATTTGCTCTATCTGTGCGTTTCTCGGAATTGAGCTGGTCAACGTCCCGGCATATTTTTTTACCCTGAAAGTTTAGTTTTTCTAAACTCCCGGGAGAAAGGAGGTTAAGTGCATGAACGATTCGCGGTACATATCCGCCCCGGGTGAGGAGCAGATCACATCGGCCATCCATATCAACACCGCCGAGATCCCGGCTCATGTTCGGGACGATCTGGCCGCGTCAACCCTCGATCTGATCCACGCGATCCTGCGGCAGCCAGGAGGGCGCGAGGCGCTGGATGCGCGAACTGCTGCCAGATATGCAGCTGCGGCTGCGAAGTGAAAGGAGCGATTTTATGAAAGCAGGCAGAACACTACAGGAGCTTGCCGTCGAGCTGGACCGGCAGAACACGGCAAAGAAGGACTACATCGTGGACGCCGGCGCACTGACGATGATCGGGGACGAGTACCCCCGGCTTCAGTTCGACGTCGGCAACAACGGAATCCCGGCCGAGTATGGGATCACGGATATCGCCCACCGGCAGATCGGGAGCTTCACCAAAATCCCCGCTGCGTATTATGACCGGATGCGCGCGGAGGATCCGGAGCTGTTGGCCCGGAACGTCAACGCCTGGCTCGGGAGCCTGGGCGGGACGAGGCGGATGCTGCGCACTATGGACGGCGACGCTCGTGCGCTGCTCTCCGATCGGTACCGCCGGATTGACAACTTCGAGATCGCCTCGGCGGTGTTGCCGATCATCGGCGGCATCGAGGACGCCAGGGTGGAGAGCTGCGAGCTGACGGAGAGCCGAATGTACATCAAGGTCGTGTCCCCGCGTACGCAGGCTGAGGTCAAGGTCGGCGATCCTGTCCAGGCCGGCGTCATTATCACCAATTCCGAGGTCGGCCAGGGCAGCGTCAATGTGAAGCCGCTGATCTATCGCCTGGTCTGCTCCAACGGCATGGTGGCCGAGAGCGGAGCTATGCGGAAGTATCACGTCGGCCGGACGAACGAAGCCAACGAGGACATGAGCATCTTCCGCGACGAGACCATCCAGGCCAGCGACAAGGCATTCATCATGCGGCTGGAGGACTCCGTGCGAGCTGCCGTCAGCCAGACGAGCTTTGAAAAGATCGTCGGCCAGATGCGCGAGGCCACGGAAGCGAAGCTCAAGGCCGACACGGTCCCGCAGGTGATCGAGCTGACCTCCAAGGAGTTCGGCTTCACCGAGAACGAGGGCAAGGGCATCCTCGGCCACCTTATCGACGGTGGCGATCTATCCCTGTACGGCCTGGCCAACGCCGTCACCCGCCACGCCCAGGACGTGGCAAGCTATGACAGATCCACTGAGCTTGAGGCCGCCGGCTATCAGATCATCACCATGGCGCCGGCGCTCTGGCACCAGCTCGAAAGGTTGTGATGCTGTGGCGTACTACCGCGTCTGTCCGAATTGCGGCTGCAATATCGACCCGGGCGAGATCTGTGATTGCCGGACAGAAAAAGAAGAGGCCGCCCCGCTGGCACGGGAAACGACCTCAGGCGAAAGAACACCCATAGCCATTATAGCCGCGAGCTTCGCGGAAATCAAGGCGGTGCCGATATGAACGAGCTGAAAGCCCTGCGCATCGAGAAGAAGATCCCCGCCAAAGACATGGTCGCCGTCGTGCAGAAGATCTATCCGAAGTACGACAAGACCGTGCAGAGCAAGTGTGAGAACAGCGAGCTCTACGGCACAATCCTCGCCCCGGACGCCATGAAGGCCCTCCGATCTGCTTTTGACCCGAAGGGCGAGGCAGCCGCCAGAGCGCGCAGGAAGGACAGGCACCGGCTGACGTGTTCCATCAGGGCGAGGTTGGAAACGCCGATCTATGAGGCGTTGCAACAGCTGATAGAGGCCGAGGGACACACCACCGCACAGGAGTGGTTGACCGAGAAGGTCATGACTTATCTTGCGGAGAAGGGAGGCGCACCGTGAGCTATCCAGAGGTGCCGGATCATCCCGTCATCCGGAACATGGAACGCACCGGGTACCCGGACGGCAAAGAGCCGGAATATCCGCACTGCCCGATCTGCGGCGCCGAGTGCGACACCATCTACATCCGCGACGAAGATTTTGAGGTCATCGGCTGCAGCGAGTGTCTGAGCAGCCGGGATGCGTGGGAGGTCGAAGAGTGCTTCCCCGGAAAGGAGCAATGATGCTGACCTATTACTTCACCTATGGCACCGGGGATCAGCCGTTTTATGGCGGCTGGACCGAGATCGAGGCCCCATCCCGGAGCGCAGCGTGCGCGATTTTTAGGGCCTTTCACCCCGATAAGACCGAAGGGAGCCTGAATTGCAGCTCTGTCTACAACGCGGCGCAATTCAAAGAAACGACAATGGCAACGGAGGGCAACTTCGGCCGCCGCTGCCACGAGAGGATCACCGTCATCCGTGTTGTCAACGACTGAAAGGAGCAGCCATGAAAGGAATTGTCTGCACCACCGAGGACGAGCTGGAGATCCGCGATTTTGCGGAGCCGCTGCATAAGACGCTCGGGGAGGCCGTGGGAGGTTGGATCGAGATCGTCCACCCCGTCGGCATGAAGCGCCCGTTCGTGATGATCGTGAACGAGGAAGGCCTGCTGCATGACCTGGACATCAACGCGCTTGGCAGCTTCCTCTATGGGACGCTTGCCCACGGAAACCCCATTGTGGGGGACATCGTGATTATGAAGGAGGGCTTCGTCGATGGCGAGCCCGACATCGTTGGCCTGACCGATCAAGAGGCCGACGCATTTATGGACCTGTTCAAGAAAACGCTGGTCCGACACAACGAAAGGAGTAACTGAAATGATCGTAAAGCCCGAATCTCTCACCTTTGCGGATAAGAAGATCCGCATGCTGATCGCCGGCTACCCCGGTATCGGAAAGACCACCCTGGCGCTCTCCGCGCCGAAGCCCCTGTACATAGATGTCGACCTGTCCGCCGAGCGCATCAACCGCGACGTACTGAACATGGCTGCGGGCATCACCCAGCCCAGGGACTACAAGGAGCTGCGCGCCGATCTCGGCATCGGCTGCACCGAGCTGGAGCTCCAGGCCGTGAAGAACAACCTGGCCGACTTTGAGACCATCGTCATCGACACCGGCGGGAAGCTGCTCACCATCATGGGACAGTACGGAAAAGGCATCGAGCCGAAATACGGCCAGCGCGACGGCTCCCTGTCGCTGAAAGGCTACGGCTGGCTCGGCAAGGAGTTCCAGCGCTTCCTGGATCATTGCATCTATCAGCTGGACAAGCACATCGTGATCGTCTTCCACACCATCGAGGACAAGGACGGCGACGACGTGAAGCTCCGCATCAAGGCCGAGGGCAGCTCCAAAAACTCCGTGTGGGAGGTCATGGACCTGGGCGGCTTCATGGAAATGCGCGGCAATACCCGCACGATCGGCTTCTCCAACTGCGAGCGGTACTTCGCCAAGGGCACCCGCGGTATTCACGGCATCCGGCAGATCCCCGAGCTGGCGCCGGGCGTCCCCAATGACTTCCTCACCAAGCTGTTCGCGGAGTACAACGCCGTGAGCGCTCAGGAGTCCGAGCAGGCGGCAGCGGACAAGGCTGCCTATGAGAACGCCATGCAGATCGGCCACGAGCTGATCGGGAAGGTGTCCGATTTGGAGAGCGTCAACGCCATCTTCCCCGAGTTCCTGAAGATCCCCCACGCTCTGACCTCCAAGCGGGAGCTCCACGCGGAATGGAACGCCAAATGCAAGGCGCTCGGCCTGTTCTATGACAAGGTGCTCGGAAAGTACACTCCCGCACCGGCCGCGAAGGACAACGCCGCCCCGGCCCCCGAGGAGGAAAAGGAGGCGAAGTAAATGCGGTACACCATCACGCACTCCCTGCTCTCGTCCTGGCTCCATTCCATGAAGGACAACCCCTACGAGGACGCGACCACAGAGCGCGACGCCGGCGAGGAGCTCATGCAGGCACTCCGGCGTGAGCCGATCCCGATGAACGAGGCCATGCAGAACGGTATCGACTTCGAGAACCTGGTAACGAGGATCGCCTATGGCATGAGCCCGGAGGGCGACAGCTGGGGCGAAGCAGCAGCGGCGATCGCAGACCGCGTCCGTGGAGGTATCTTTCAGTACAAGGCATACAAGGAAGTGCAGGTCGGCGGCATGACGCTGCTGCTGAACGGTCGGCTGGATGTTCTGAAGGCCGGAGAGATCTTCGACATCAAATTCTCCAAGAATTACGAGCCCGGCAAGTTCTTCGGCAGCACCCAGCACCCGATGTACTTTGAGCTGATCCCGGAAGCCAACAGCTTCACCTATCTGGCAAGCAACGGCAGCGGGGTATGGTCGGAAACATACCGCCGGGACGAAACGCAGAGCATCATCCCCACGATAGAGAGCTTCCTGTCCTGGCTCAGCGACACCGGCCTGATGCCGTTGTACCAGGAGAAATGGGCGGCCAAATGAGCGGCCCGATGCGTGGGAGGCTGGTGGATATGACCATCGGCCTCAACCGCAAGTATCGCGTGACGGTCGAGATCGACAGGGACTTTCGGGAGGATTACGACCAGCTGAAGGATCAGCCCCTGGACATTGAGATCAAGAAGCACCGGGAGAAGCGGTCGAAGGACGCCAACGCCTACTTCCACGTCCTCGTGAACAGGATCGCCGCCGAGCGTGGCGGCAAGGACGACGATGTGAAGCGGCAGCTGGTGGTCGAATACGGCGCCCTGGACCGTGACGAAGACGGTACCGTGATCGGCTTCAAGCTTCCGGCCAGCGTCGACGTCAGCAAGATTTATCCCTACGTCCGCTGCTTTGACACGCGAGAAGAAAACGGCAAGCTGTTCAAATGCTACTTGGTCTATAAGCATACCAGCGACATGGACAGCAAGGAGATGGCCCGGCTGATCGACGGCGCCATCGAGACGGCCAAGGAGCTTGGGATCGAGACTGATACCCCGGAGCAGCTTGCCAAATACCGGGAGGAATGGAACAGAAAATGAGGAAAGTTTATTGCGCCTACTGTGGCCGGCTGGCTGAGTACGTGGACAGCTCAGTTGTCTACGGTCGGAGCTATGGCATGATCTACCTTTGCCGGAACTGCATGGCTTATGTGGGCGTACACAAGGGGACGGACAAGCCCCTCGGCCGCCTGGCCAATGCGGAGCTGCGGGAGTGGAAGAAGAAAGCACACGCTGCCTTTGACCCTCTCTGGCAGTATGGGCGCTTCCGGAAGCGCCGGAATGCCGCCTATGCATGGCTCTCGCAGCAGATGCATCTGCCGATCGAGAAAACACACATCGGAATGTTCGATGTCGCCGAGTGCAAGCGCGTCATCGAAATCTGCAACAAAGAAAGGAGCTTCTGAATGAACACCATAAACACTATCACGATCGACGTCGAGGAATATGCCGGCCTGATCCGGCGCTCTGCGCTCCTTGACGTGATCCTGTCCTGCCAGATCGACAAGGCCTATCCTTCGGAGACGGAAAAGGAAGTACTGCGCATCAAGGGGCTCATCGGCCCGAGTGCCCTGACGATCTCCGCTCCGGAAGAGGAAGGCGAGGGAGACGATGCTTAATCACATCGTGCTCATGGGCCGCCTGACCCGGGATCCGGAGCTCAGGTACACCCAGAGCCAGACGCCGGTGGCCAGCTTCACGCTGGCCTGTGACCGGGACTACGGCGGGAAAGATGGCGGCGAGAAGCAGACAGATTTCATCGACTGCGTGGCCTGGCGCTCCACCGCCGAGTTCGCCTCCAAGTATTTCGCCAAGGGCCGCATGGCTGTCGTGTCCGGACGTTTGCAGCTGCGCGATTGGACGGATCGGGACGGCAACAAGCGCCGCAGCGCCGAGATCGTGGTCGACAACATGTACTTCGGCGACAGCAAGAAAGAGGGCGGCAGCGCGCCGGGCGGCGCTCCCGGCGGGTATGGGCAGCCGAATGGCTACGGCCAGCAAGGCGGCTATGGCGGTTATGGAGGTTACGCCCAGGCGCAGGGCCAGCCCCCCGCATATCCCCAGGCATCCAACGGGTACCCGCCATCCAACTATGGGGGCGGCTTCCAGGACGTCGAAGACGACGGGGAGCTCCCGTTTTAATCGGGATGGCCGCTCGGCATCCCCGGGCGGCCACCTGCGAAAGAAGGTGACGATATGGCAAATTATCGGAACATCAGCATGAACTTCTGGACGGACAGCAAGATCGTGGACGAGTTCACGCCGGAGGACAAGTACATATACCTCTACGTCATGACAAATCCCCACACAAACCTTTGCGGCTGCTATGAGATCAGCGTCCGGCAGATCGCCAACGAGACCGGCTACAATGCCGATTCAGTGGAGCGGTGCTTGAAGCGCCTCGACCAGACCCATAACGTGATCCGCTACAATCAGCCGACCAAAGAGCTCCTTGTCCTGAACTGGTACCGCTACAACTGGACGGCGAGTGAAAAGCTCAATAAGCCTCTGCTCGCGGAGATCCAGAAGATCAAGTGCGAGGGCTTCCGGGCGTACCTGGCTGATCGCTACAACGAGCGGGACAACGTGACGGCGCCGTATGATCCGGCGACAGATCCCCCGGAGCCGAAGCCAGAGCGCCACAAGTACGGCGAGTACGGGTGGGTGCGGCTCTCCGACGACGAGTATTCCCGTTTGTTGGAGGACTTCGGCGCGGAGGAGCTGGAACGGTGTATCACCTACGTCGACGAGAGCGCCCAGAGCAACGGCAACCGGAATAAGTGGAAGGATTGGAACCTGGTCGTTCGGAAGTGTGCGAAGAACGGATGGGGTAAACCGCGAGGACCTGGAGCCAGACCGAGCGCGAGCGCCGGCGCCATGGATGACCTGCAGCAGTTGCACCAGATGTTCGAGGCGGCTGAGAGCCCATGACCCAGAAGGAAATGACGGAGATCTTCGGCGTGATGCTCCTGGCTTATCCGAACGCCGAGACCTTCAAAGGCGGCATCCAGAAGTTGGCCCCGACGATCAACCTGTGGTGCGCCTGTCTGGCCGATGTGGATTTCTGGACGGCGAAGCAGGCCGTGGTCAAGCTCTGCAGGGAATGCAAGTTCCCGCCGACGATCGCGGAGTTCAAGGAAAAGGCCGACGCCGTGACGAGTGAGATACAGCACCAGATCCAGGAGGACTGGAATCTCTTGAGAATGCCGATGAAGTTCAGCGACGCGAGTCCTCAGGAGGTTTACGACAGGGCAACGCCGAGAATGAGAGCGGTCGTCGATGCAATGGGCGGCCCGGACAAGCTGATCATCACGGAAACGCACACGATGGGCGACGGCAGCCGGAAGACCTTTGAACGCTTCAATTTTGAGGCCTTCGAGGCCGCTTACGAGAAAATCCTGCGAGGGCATGACGCCCTATCGGGAACGAGCCGCCCGGCCATTGGTGCCGGAGGCATGAAACAGATCGGAGGAAAGAAATGAAACGCAGAAAAACCGGGGCAGCTATCGCCGCTATTCTGATCGTTATATTCGGAGCGGTGTTCGCCAGCGGCGCGGTACGCCCCAGCGAGGCAACACATAGAGAGCAGACGATCGAGCCCGCCCAGCTCGCGGCGGTGATCGCCGCGCCGGTCATCCAGACGCCGGAGCCGGAACAGACGCCAGAACCGATGCCGGAGCCGACGCCAGCCCCCACCCCGGAGCCTACCCCAGAGCCGACACCGGAGTTCCCGGAGGAAACGGAGGAACCGGAGCCGGAGATCGACGAGGCTCGGTTGGAAATGCTGGCCTGCGTGATCTACCAGGAGGCGGGCGGGAACGCTTGCAGCGATCTCAGCCGGTACCGCGCCGGGGACGTCGTTCTGACGCGGGAGCTCGATTCCCGCTTCCCGGACACGCTGGAGGAAGTTCTGACGCAGAAGGGGCAGTTCGGCGAGTATTACTGGACAGGCATCAAGTGGCCGGCACGGGCGAGCGCCCCCGAAGAAGCCGCGGCGGTACAGCGCGCATACGACACGGCGCGGGAGCTGCTCTCTGGCGAGCACAGCGATTTGTGGGGCCTCGGCTATATCTGGCTGGCCGAGTTTCCCCAGGGCACGGATGTCATCTATGCGGATGGCATCTACTTCGGACGCTGAAAGGAGGATCTGAATTGTCACGGAAAACGGTGCGGCGCGTCCAGCGCATCTTTCGGGTGATCGCCCTTCTCGGCTTCCTGCTGATCATCGGCACAGCCGGGGCAAGCGACTGCGGCCAGATCGAATTTCCGCAGATGATGGTGCAGAGCTTTGTGGGGCTCTTGATGATGGCCTGCGGCTCCTGGCTGGGAGGGCTGCTGTCGTGAACACGGAGAAGGATCCCCGCCGGCAGCAGATCGGCAAAGCGGCGAAGGCAAAGGGCAAGCGATTTGAAGCCCGGCTCGATGCTTCTTTCGAGTATTACCGGCAGACGGGCTTTGCGCTGATCGAGAAGACGCCGGAGCCGATGCGCCCGACGCGCAGCGTCGGCAACGGGAAGTTCCTGGCCTATTACGAGAAGAAGGCCCAGCCGGATTACAAAGGCGTCATCAAGGGCGGCCGCGAGATCATGTTCGAGGCGAAATACACGTCCTCCGATCGCATGGAGCAGAGCCGCGTCCTGGACAGCCAGGCAGAGTACATGACGAAGCATGAGGCGCTGGGCGCTCGGTGCTACGTCATAGCCGGATTTGATTCCGGTGACGTCTACTGCATCCCGTGGCGGGTGTGGTCGACCATGAAGAAGCAGTTCGGCAGAAAGTATGTCACGGAGGCCGATCTGGATAAATACCGGGTACAGCAGTCATGGAACGATGTGCTGCTGATCCTCAACTAAGAAAGGAGTTCAACATGAGCGAAATCACTTTGTACGAGGCCCAAAAGAAAAAGCTGCAGGGACTGTGCGAGGAGCACGATCTGACGTTCCGCTTCCAGAAGGACAGCTACCCGATTACGCTGTCGATTTCCCCGCTGCAGGGAATGGACGCCCAGATGTCGATGCTGGAAGACGTGGAAACGGTCGGCTACAGGAGCCCCGACGCCTCCATGACGTGGATCTTCGAGGACGGCAATCTGACCACCAAGGTCAGCGGCGGCACGTTCACGATCTCCAAGGTGCTGCGCACCAAGATCGAAAGCGTCCTGCTGAAAATGATCTCCTACTGGCAGCAGTATTTCTTCCGGGATGTCATCGAGAAGGATGCGCTGCGCAAGGGAATGATGCCGGTGATCAACGAGGCCGAGGCCAACGACCCGCCCGACGGCGCCGAGCCGTTGGAAGAGGACGACATCGAGGATGACGGCGGCCCGGAGTCCGTTGACCTGGAGGACCCCGACATCAAGCAGGCCGTGGCGATTGTCCGCGCGGAGAACAAGGCCACCACGTCGCTGCTGCAGCGCCGCATGGCCATCGGCTACGCCAAGGCGGCTCGCATCATGGATGCCCTGGAAGAGCTCGGCGTCGTCGGTCCTTACAAGGGCGGCGAGCCCCGCGAGGTGCTTCCCTTCGACGAGCCGGAGGATGAGCCGGAGGACGGGAGCGAGGGCTAAGCCATGGCAAGGAAGATTCGGTACCTGAAAGACGAGCAGAAGGAGTTCCACAAGGTCTTTTCCAGCCTGTGTGAATCGAAAAGCTCCTGGCAGGTCTGGGCTGATTTCGTCGAGTGCGCTGCGATCGGAATATCAAACGCCGTCGACCACGTCAGCAAGGCCAGCGAGGAGCGCGAGGCCCGGTACAAGCGGATCATGCAGACCTACCGCGAGAAAGAGCGGCTGTGCTTCCGGGAGCTGTTCGTCATCATGGTGAACGCCATGGAGATCAGGCCGGATCAAGATTTCCTCGGCGAAATGTTCATGGCCCTGGAACTGAGTAATCACTGGCGAGGCCAGTTCTTCACCCCGTATGACGTCTGCAAAATGATGGCTGCCATGCAGATCGGCGGCGCGGAGGAATCCGTCGAGCGCCGGGGCTGGGTCGGGATCATGGACCCAGCCTGCGGCGCCGGCGCGCTCCTGATCGCCGCGCGTAACGAGTTCATGTTGAAGGGCATCGGGTACCGGCAGGCGCTGTATGTCTGCCAGGACATCGACCATGTGGCCGGGCTTATGTGCTACATCCAGCTCTCCCTTCTCGGCTGCGCCGGCTATGTCGTGATCGCCGACAGCATTTGTGACCCCTTGACCGGGGCCTCGCCCCTTCTCCCGCAGATAAAGCCCAGCCAAGACTTTTGGTTTATGCCGATGTTCTATGACGAAGTCTGGCAGGATCGCATCAGATGGGAATACGCCATGCGCACGATTGACCTGATGGCGCATGGGCCCGCGGCGGCCGTTGCAACGCCCGCTGCGGTCGAAGCGGAGAGCGCCCCGGGCGTCGACATGGTCCCGGAGGCCCGCCCCGCAGAGGGGCAGGAAACGGCTTCTGAGCTCATAGCCGACGCAACGGGGCAGCTTTCGTTTTTCTGAGAGATAAACACCCACGCCGCTGGGGAATCGGCGGCACATGAAAGGAGCGATTTTCATGAAGAACATCAACGAAAGGTGCCCGCTCTCGGAAGAGTGCGGGAAGAAGAAATGCGAATATGTGCGCCAGGAGCTGGAATGCAGCTACTACCTGGC